GACGCTACAGAGAGTGTAGTTAAAACAGATAAAACTTTAGTCACCGACTCTAAGGATGTCGTTAAACTAAAAGATATGGACGAGGTTGAACTCACAGAAAATCAATTAGTATCTCCTAATACGCTTGCACCAGTGGCAGCGGGAGCGGCAGGCACGGCAGCGGCTGCAAAAACTTTAGAAACTAAAACAATTAAAGCAAAAACAAATGCAGAGACATTAGCTGAAGCAGATTACAAAGGCCCTAAAGCTGCTGTAGGCGAAGTAAGCGAAGGATCTTTAGCATCTGTAGATGACGCTACACTTACCACCACAGCAACCACAGCGGAGAGAGACACCGAAGCTGAAGCGGCTGGGATGGCAGAAGCGCCAGAGTTTGAGATGGATTTAAAGTCTATGGTAGACCCTGTGACGGGTGCAGAAATTACTGTTTCAGCAACTCCAGAAGCCGAAGCTAATACTCGTGAAGCTATTACAGATGATACTTATAGCACAGGTGAAGCAACACAAATTACAGATACACTAGGCTACGAAATCACTAGAACTCGTCCAGTGCAAGGCGAAGCCGCTCAGGGCGTTGCAGTTGATATGCTTGCAGAAGTAGGTGAGCTACCTCCGAAAGTTGCAACTGCTATTCTAGACGATCCTGAAAAAGTAGTAGCACAATTAGATAACGCTCCTGTAGAAGTTAAGGCAGCTATTGCCGCTTTACCTAAAGAAGCTTTAATGTCTTCACAGATTGAAAGCTTGTTAGGCGCATTAGAGGGCGGCAAGACTCCTGTATGGGCAAGACCGGCTGTAGATAAAGTGAACGCAATGATGGCCGAAAGAGGTCTAAGTGTTTCGACGGTAGGACGAGATGCGCTCTTCAATGCTATTATTCAAAGCGCTATGCCTATTGCAGAAAACAATGCTAACGCTTTACAGAAACGAGCTGCTCAGAATTTAGACAATCAACAACAGGCAAATATTACAACCGCTACGTTAGACATGGATCGACGCATGAATAACTTAGCTAATCAACAAACAGCCGCTAGTCAAACAGCATCTATGGCTAATGACTTCAAAAAGCTTCAAGGAACTTTTAAGCAAGAATCTATTATTACTACAGCTAATCAAGAACAACAAACACGTTTAGCTAACTTAGAAAATCGTCAACGCACTGCTGAACAGAACAATAGAAACAAACAAGAAACAATGGCGTTGAACTTAGGCAACGAACAGCAAATGACTCTTGCTAATTTAGAGTTTGAAGCGCAGTCGGACAGAGATAATATGTCTGCTGATAACCAAAGAAAGCTTGCAGAAATGAACGTTGCGGCAGAATTCTTGTCTAAGAACGCTGAGTTAAAGCAGTCGATGGACATAGCTAATATGTCTAATGAACAACAGATGAGAATGGCAAACTTACAAGCTCGTAATGACGCAAGTGCAGATAACTTAACCGCTGCACAACAAACAGAACTGGCTAACTTAGATGCTAAACTAAAAACAAATTTAAAAGCTGCCGACATCGCAAGCAACATGGGGATCGCCCAGTTAAATGCTGATCAACAACGTGCAGTTACAAACGCAACAACCGTAGCCAATATTGATTTAGCTAAGTTTAGTGCGGCAGAACAGATTGAAATTACAAATAGTAAGTTTATGCAAACAATGTCTCTAGCAGATTTTGACGCTAAGAACACAGCCATCCTTCAAAATGCGGCTTCACAGGCTTCAATGGACGTAGCTAACTTAGACAAGAACGCTAAGCTTGCAGCACAAAATGCAAACGCTTTCTTACAAACAGACTTAGCTAATTTAACGAATGTTCAACAAGCTAATATGTTAGCGTCACAACAAGAACACCAAGCGTTACTTAACGATACCTCAGCGGTTAATGCGGCAGCACAGTTTAACGCTACAAGTGAAAACCAGACTAATGAATTCATGGCTAGTTTAGCTACACAGATAGACCAGTTTAACGTTACTCAAACAGACACGATGGCACGATTTAATATTGAGCAAGCAAACAAAGTAAACGCTGAGAATGCGGGCAATCAACTACAAGCAGAAATAGCTAATGCTTCGTTAATTTCTGAGACAGAAAGATTTAATGCTAACATGCAAAATAGTAGAGATCAATGGAACGCTTCTAATGCGCAAACTATTCAACAGGGTGATCTTACGTGGCGTAGAAATGCAAACACTGCTGATACAGCAGCTTTGAATGATGCCAACAGATTAAACATTTCCAATAGTTTCAATTTAGATATAGCGCAGCATACGCAACTATGGCAGGAATTTAGAGATGAAGGTACTCATGCAAATAACAACTTTGAAAATGATCAACAGCGGAAAGTACAACTTATCACTTCTGTAATTTCTAATGAGGGTGCTTACGCTTCAGGTGGTGTGGCTACAGCATCAAGTCTTTTAAAAGTTATTGAAAGCTTTGATTTATAATAAAAAATTAAGAGGATATAAATATGTTTGATATTTGGAAGTTTGCAAAAAGTGCAGGTAAAATAGCAGTCAAAGGGGCTAAAGCGGCTGTGAAGATCGCTAAAGATGTTGGTAAAGGTATAGTTAAGATAATTAAAGGTGAAGGAAACTTCATGGGCAAGTTTAAGACAACGGGGGCTTTAGGAGTTATGACGTTCCTTCCGGGAGTGGGGGCTGCGTTAGGTAATGGGATTATTAACGGCGCTAAGGCTCTCTTCGGGGCAGAAGGTCTTGTACCTAAAGGACTAGATAGCCTATTTACTTTTGCTGCTAATACAGTTAAGTCTACTGGTAGGGTTATGAAAAATGCCACGGCAGGTGTGCGAGATACCATTGTTGAGTTTTCTAAAACAGCCGCACAAAAAATGGGTTTCGAAGTAGACGGTGCAGCATCAAACTTTTTTGGAGGCGGAGACTCTGCATTCAGTAAAAGTTTTGGAAGTGAGTCAAGGTTTCAAAACTTAACGTCCTCGCAAGAAAAGATTGAAAAGTTGAACACTGCATTTAATTATGTAAAAGATTCTAACCCCGCTGATATTTTTGGTGAGCCAATCAATAACGCACAAAGCTTTGTTAAGCAAACGCCAAAGACAGACTTCTTCGGTACTCCAACAAACCCTCAGCAGTCAGCACTTATTGAGGGCGCAAAGACTACAAAGCAAAGCCTACTTAGTAAAGGTAAAGACTTCGCTGGTAACGTTTATACGTCTGCTAAAGATAGCGCTATAAAGGGCGTTAAAGATACTGTAAGCTCGGCACCTGAACAGTACGTCGAGAACTACCTTACAGGAGAACTAGATAAAGTTATTTACGGCGACCCAGAAGAAGCTGTAGCAGTTGAAGAAGGATACACAGGCTTTGGCGGCGCACAAGTAATCCAAGCTCAAACTCTTCAAGGATATTCAACTCAAATAAACGCTAATCAGTTTTTACAGCAAGCTCCAGCACCTAGTAACTATGGTTATTCAGCGCAGCAATATAACACGTATGGGCAGAACATGAACGCTATGTATCGACCAGCAAAGATAACAACAGCATAAAGGTATTAACTAATGGCAGATTTAAAAGCACAGTTACAGCAGCAACAAATATCAACTAGCCGTCCAATTCCCGGCCAGTCGTTAACTAACAACCCAGAGAATCCTATGCCGTTTGAAAAGCCTCCGAAGTTTGTAGACTTTCACCAAGCTTCGGAATACTTATGGGTAAAAATGATAGAAGATGTAGCCTATGTAAGTTTGATGGAGTCGTTAGAGAACGGTGTCCCTGTGATGGACGTTGTACAAATAATCCTGAAACAAGGTTTCCAACAAGGTTTATGGAACCCTGACTTAATGATTATGTTAATCGAGCCAGCAGCTTACATGTTAATAGCTTTAGCAGAAAAAGCTGATATTCAATTCGTAGTCTACCAAGGTCAAATGGATGACGAAGACAACGAAGAAGAAATACTAGGTGTCTCTTTCCAAGAAGAACGTATTCGAGAAATGATGGAAGTATCTGAGTCTGGTAATATTCCAGCTAATGTTCTTACAGATGAAATGCGTAAAGACATTGAAAAGCTACCACCTAAAGAAGACGCACCCAGTTCTATGGCTCCTACAGAAGCTCCTGTTGCAGAAGCTCCGGCGCAACAAGAAAGTTTAATGGCCCCTCCACAAGTTTAAAGGTATAAAATAATGACTGACTTGAGTAAACGAAAAGACATTACAGCATTTGGTGAATCTTTATTAGCAGGCACAAGACAGCGTAGAGATGATCAATACACTGCGTATAAAAAAGATAGAGATAAACAAGCTAGGGATGCCCGTAAACGGGAGAAGCGTCAGTTGCTTTATGGTTATGGAGCAAAAGCTATATTAGGTATTGGCAATGCTTTGGTGAAGTCTTCGACTGAAAACTTTTTGCAAAAACAAGAAGTTTTAAATAATAACATAAAGTTTAAGAGTGCGCTTAGCGGCGCTACTGGCCGCACTAATGATCGAAACCTAGCTTCAGTTCACGAGGCTGGTGAAGATGAATTCTGGCGCTCTAAAGCTTTAGCGACGATAACGCCTTCTTTTAACGCCGCTATCCCCGACACATATAATGCAGGTCAAAGAGAAAAACTTTTATATAATGAAAGTCTTAGAGCAGGAGCAGAACTTAAAAAACTTTATAAAAGCTCAGCCGAACAAGACAGAATGCTTCTAGAGCGTGTCGGTAAAGAAGGCGCAAGCGCATACACTGATGCTTTAGTAGCTCAAAGAGGCGATAACATAGGTACTGCACTTTTGCGTAAATTTAAAGGTATATTTAATAAGGATGGAGATCCTTTGGATAATAGCGTCAAAGCAAATGACCTTATGAAAAGCTCTGAAAATGTTAAAGCTTACGGAGAGCTTAGACGCATGGGTCTAGAACCCTTTTTAGCACAGTCTAAAATTCAAGAGTGGACAGACGCTGGTAAAAAGATGAGCATTGCCACTGTGAGCACTGAAGTTATTACAATAAAAGTCCCTGTTGATACAGGTGTAATTGGTGAAGCACCTAAGACTGTAGACAAAAGCGTTATACAACGAAAAGACGCAACTGGAGCTTTATCGTTCTTTGACATTGATTCTCAAATAGAAGTAACTCAAACGGATTTAACCTATACTCAACAAGCGGCTGCTTACCTTAAAAAAAATACAGATCAGGTAGAGCAACATAAAGTTAACGTAGCTCAGTATTCAACTGTAGAAGATGTTGATGTGTTAGGGAGATACGCTACGATTTTACTTAATGGCTCAACTGATGAAGACAGGTCTAAAGTGACAGCCAATGATATTTATAGCAAGATGTTAATCACGCAAAATACTTTACAGTCAATGGGCAACACAACAGCTAAACAAGCTGAAGAAATTGCAACTAAAATGCACGTACTTAACGCTTCTGGCATGATAGATGAAACAGGTTTTGGCGCTCGTATTCAAGGTAAAAATAATTTAATCACAGGCAGTGCTGGATACCATCCACTTCTAGCTTATGTAGCTGTTACAGAGTTAGAAAAAAATGGTACTAGCTCAGTTGGCTACAACGCAAAAGTTAAAAAATCTTTTATGGCCGAGTATGCAAATAACATAGAAGCTTATGATGGCCCCCTTAGTGATGAAGGACGAGCTAGAATAACTGACTTGTTAAAAAATAACCCTGAAGCTCTAGCAAGTCTAAACTCTATTCTTGAGCCACCAGTTACACCACCATCAGTTACACCACCAACAGTTACACCACCAACAGTTACACCACCACCAGCTACAGCATCAACTAAGACATACGCCGAGCTGCAATCACTAGCTGAACAGAACTTTATTTATAGTGCAGCCAAAAAGAAAGCCTCAAACTACATTAACGACTATAATCAAATAGTAACTACGATAGAGCGTCAAGGAGATAGGGCTTCTGATAAAATGAAAGCAAGACGTGAAAAAAACTTACTTAACTTACGGTCTAAGATAAAAGACGAAATGGAACGAACAAACGGTTACATTCCAGAAGGCGCAGGTGATGCTTACACACGCTATCTCGAACTTATTAACGCAACTCCCGGAGTATAATTAATGTCTGAACAAGATACTTTTTTGAGTAGAATTGAAGCAGCTCACGCTCGCATGAGTTCGTTTGATGAAACATCTTATAAGCCTTTACTGTCAGAAGAAGAACTAGATAAAGTTACTTCTTACGAAGGTAATACAGTAACGGACTTTGAAAATAATGCTACAGTCGTTAAGGATTATGATGTCTTAACAACTTACTTAGCTGATCATCAAGACTTTGCAACTAAGATGCTTGATAGTGATGCAGGCCCTGCCGAGTTTTTACGTGATGATTTTTTACGTATCACTTCTGTGGCTGGTAAAGCTGCTGCTTTGTCTGACGCACCTGAAAACGTTAAAAAAGCCTATCGAGATCTTAGAACCAAGTGGGAAGAAACTGAAGTTACAGGAACAAAAGAAACGCTTAACGCTGCTAAAGACTACGGCACAGATGTACTAGCTAACTTTGAAACACTCCCGACTGCCCTTTCTCTAATATTCGGTAACATAGGAGGCGCTGCGGCTCAGACTTCTGTACGTGTTGGAGTTAAAGCAGCACTTGCTAAAGTGTTAGCTAAAGCATCATCCAACCCTATTAAAAGCACTGCTGCTTATACAGGTGCTATTTCAGGCATCCAAGACTTAGCGGTTCAAGATCTTGAGGTTGAAATTGGAGAACGTAAAGACGGTATTGATTTAGGTCAAGCAGCTACGGCGGCTGTGTCTGGTGCGGCCATTGGTGGTGCGCTTTCTTACGGGATAGGTAAAGTAGTTAGTAAATATGCTACCGATAGACTAGCTAGAGATTTAGACGACGCACCTGTAATGAGCGAAAGCAAAGGTATGGTGTTGTTTGATGAAGGTCTTGAAGGTGAATGGATACCAGCCAGCGGCAGCAAAGTCATTAACACTGCTGATCGTTTATTAGAAGGCCCTGAAGGGTCTGTGCTAAACATGAAAGACGTAGACATAGATAATGTTGTCAACGATTTTGTAGACGACATAGGTGGCGGGGACGTTACAAAAGAAGAGTTTAAATCAGTAGTAACTGGAGCCTTAAAGTCAGGAGCTACTGGAAAATTCATTAAGAATAAATTAGCTTTTAGTGTTTGGCAATTTGCCACAGACTTGACAGGTAATTTTTTCGGTAAAAGTGCTGGGGTCTTAACTCCCTATACTAAATACTCTAATACAGCTAAGACATTACAAACACGCTTTAGCCATGAGTTTGCAGAAGGATTTGGAAAAACTAAAGAGCGTATTGGGATGGATCTTAGCGAAGCACAAGCTAGGTACACTGGAGGTTTTACTACTCAATACTTAAAAATTGTAGAGCCTTTATCTTTGAACAGTATCAAAGGCAATGTGTCAGATGAGGTTAATGATTTATTAAACCAAGCAATACGTGGAAACTTTAAAGGTGTGCCTAAAGAAATAGGTATTGCAGGTAAGAAAATTCAAGGTTTGTTTAAAACAATTGGTGATCAATTATACTCAGAAGGTGTAATAGCTAATAAAATAGATAACTATATTCCTCGCATGTGGGACAGGAAAGCTATTGACAGAAACCCTGACGCTTTCCAAGAACTCCTAGTAAAATCTGGAGAGGCTAAAAATGTAGCTGAAGCAGAGCGTATCACAGAAAGCATGTTAGACATTGAAAATCAAATTGATGGTGGTTCAGGTGGACAGTTCTTTGCATCAAAACGTAAGTTTACATTTGAAGATGATTCTATATTTACAGAATTTTTAAATACTGACTTAATGGATGTTGTACTAGACTATAACTATCAAGCCGGTAAAGCTTTAGCTAAAAAGAAAGTCTTATTAGCTTCTAATGAAAAAGAATTCATGAGTCAATGGATTAACCCTATTGTAAAAGAAATGAAATCGGCTGGAAAAACTTTAAATAAGATAGAGCGTGAGCAAATCCGAGAACTTTATAGGTCTGCTACTGGTGAGAACATGGAGCGTTACGGTTCAAAAATGCAGACGGCAGCCGATGGGTATTCGTTAGGAACACGTCTAGCTTTATTACCTTTAGCTACTATAGGTAGTATCACAGAAGTATTTATAAACATCGGTAAGGCTGGAGTGTTAAACTCTGTTAAAGGTTTTGCTGAGGCTTCTGAATTGAGCTTTAAAAAAGTAACGGGCGATTTACATTCTGAACTTATGACTAAACATGGCTTAACCGCCAATGAAGCTTTCCGAGAGTTAAAGAAACACGGTATTGCAATGGAGCAAGCTGAAGCTCAAATGGGAAACCGTCTAGCTGGCGATGACTTAGCGTCAGAAACCATGCAGAAAGTAAGCAATAAGTTTTTCCGCATGAACTTCCTAGATCAGTGGACTAAGTTTGTTCAAACAACTACGTTTGCAAGCGGTAAAAATTTAATCAACGAAAACATAGGGAAGCTTGCAGCTCACGGCAATCAACCAATGACACGACGCATGGAAACTTTAAGAGGCGAACTGTTGGAACTAAACATTGACCCTGATAAAGCTGTTGTGTGGTTAAAGAAAGGTGGGTTAAAAGAAGACCCCTTTTATGAGGACATGATGAGTGGCGCTGCACGATATACTAACTCAGTAATATTACAACCTTCTGCAATGTCGGGTTTAAAACCTCTACTACATTCAAACCCTAAAACTTCAATAGCTTTTCAACTGCTAGGCTACCCAGCAGCTTTTACAAACACAGTTCTTAAAGGGGCTGCCAAAGCTGTAACAAAAGACGCAGGACGTAACGTACCTAAGCTGGCAATGGCTGGCTTGTTAATGACTGAAACAGCTCGGATGACTAACTTCTACCGCAGTAACGGCGCTAGTGAAAGAGACACGACTCCCACAGAGGCTCGTATTGCAGCTATAAAACGTTGGGGTGGTAACGGTATGTTGTTTGATAATTTACAACGAGCCAGCGAAGCTGCAAAGTATTCAGGTACTATTACTGGCTATGCTACTGCACCTTTCGGCCCTTTAGCTACAGACGCTTTAGGCATAGCTTACGGTAAATATAATCAAGTATTAGGCACTAAGATTCCTTTCTATGCAGCGGGCACTACTGTAGCTGGCCCTGAAAACATGCGTAAGTATCGAGCCATGTTGAAAGAACAAGATAAAGGATTAAAAGGATTCTTACCTGAGTTCGAATATAATGTAAGTCGCCAACAGTTTAATAAAGGCGGTGAGGTTAACATTCCAAATGCGCCGACTGAGCCTGATGAGCGTATAAATAAAATGACAGGTAGACCCTATAACGAAGATGCAGGTTCAGCTTTTATGGATGAGCTTGACCCTAAGAAAACAGAGCGTCAAGGTTTTAGTGTTGGCTCGGTAGTGACTAAGGGAGCCGTGAAACTGTCAGGCTATTTAGCTGAAACTGTTAACGATGCGACAGATGGTATTTTAAATCCGAGGTTAATTAACAGTGCTATCGATGACATAAAAACAAATGCAGGTTTAAACGCTGATGAAGGACAGGTATTTGGTCAGTCTTATAGTCCAGACGACGCTGATTTTGGAGCTATTGCTGGCTCTCAAGCAGATGAGTTTGGCGGTGAAGAAGAACTTGAGGAATACATAGCGTTAAGTATAAAGACTATTTTACGAGAAAAGGATATGGATGTCAAGCCTTATTCTAAAGAAACTTTAGATATACAGGCAAAGAGTAATGGAGAATATGGTGAAGACTTCCAAGTCTCTCGTGGGTATACCGAAGAAGAGATAGACGATTTCAATTACCAAGCTGAGATGGGAGAAGAATTTGATCCCGACCAAAGCTTGTTCACAGACATTGCTTTTTATCTAGAGGAAGTCCGTGAAGCATCTAAAGCGCACGTAAGCTCGTTAGCATCTATAGATAAGTTAGAAGAGGTGCAAGGACTAGAAGATATTATAGATATTTTTGCTAGGAATAGTAAGTTTATACCTTCTGAGGACATTACCGATGAGGGTAGAAGAAAGATTATAACTAACTACATTGCTAACAATTCTGATAATTCTGAACTTATGACAACTTTAAAGTCTATGCAAGCTGATTCACCTCGAACAGAAGTGGGTCAAGCAAGCGGAATCGCTGAAGATGCAAGGCTTAAAAACCTCGACGCTTACCTAGCATCATCTATTGAAAAGACTCCTAAGTTCCGAGGCATCTCTGACTTCGCAGAAAAAGACTTTGAAGTAGCGTTTGTATCTCCAAGAGAAATGGGTGTACACGTAGGTACTGAAGGCCAAGCAAACTACATGGCAGCTAAAGGAATTAATGATCGTAGAGCGGAAGACACTTTGTCAATCCCCGGCTCTGGCGATCCAAAGGTTGCTCGTCCTGAAATGGATAGGTTCTTTGCAGATGAGCAGGCTCGTCGTGAAGGAATGACTATGGAAGATGTAGACTTTGAGAACATAACTCCAGATGAATTAGATCAACTAGGCTCAATGGACTTACCGCCTTCTAGTGATATGCCTAACGTTAGTATAATGAAAGGCTATGTGAACGTCAAGAACCCGTTGGTCTTCCCTACAGACGCTGCTAACTGGTCAGCAGAGACCTTACTAACTTCAGCATCTGATCAACTTATAGATGCTATCGTGGCTGGTACTGGTAGAAAGATACCTGAGAAATTTCAAAAGAGATTAAATGCAATGATGGTTGACGCTTTAGAAGTGCCTTCTCTTCCCGAAGCTTTTAATAGTTCAGAGCAGTTAATAACAACCAGCTTGCGTCAAGTGACGTTAACTAAAAAGCTACAAAAGTTTTTAGAGGATATGCGTTTCGATTCTATTAAGTATCGCAACATGGTTGAGCCTTCACTAGAAGGTGAAAGAACTAGCGGCTCTTATATCTTATTCCGACCTGAGCAGTACAAATCTATCAATGCTAGTACGTTTGATAAGACAGATAAACGTATGATGCGCTACGGTGGCGGTGAAGTATCTGAAGTACCTGAAGTACCTGAAGTACCTGAAGTACCTGAAGTACCTGAAGTATCTGAAGTGTCTAAATTTACAACCTTATTAGGCACTAAAGATGGCGGTAAATGGGAAGGGAGCACAAATACAGTATATGTCCCAGCAACGGGTGACAACTCTGGGGCTACGGTAGGTACAGGTTTTGATATTGGACAACTAGGTTCCGTTAAAGAGTTAGAAAAATTAGGTCTGAGCGCAAGCATGGTAACTAAACTGACTCCTTATTTAAACTTAAAAGGTGAAGCAGCTAGAAAGTTTGTAACTAAAAACCCTTTACAGTTATCTTCTGAAGAGCAAACTGCGGTAGATTCAGTAGTGGTTGGTAAAACAATTGATCAAGTTAAGTCTCGAATGAAAGACCCTACAGCTTGGAATGAAATGACAGAGACTGAGCAGTTTGCAGCTATTGCAGCGCAACATCAATACGGCGATAATACAGATCTCCCCGTACAGTACGGCAATAGAGACTTTAAAGGAGCTACAGAAAACCTAAGAACTTGGTCAGATACAACAGAAGGTATGGGAGATAATATAGCTGCTAAATATCACGGCTTAATAAGCGATATTCTAGTTGAACAAAAAGCTAAAGGGCGGGCAGCTCCAGCAGCTCCAGCAAAAGTAGAAGATCCCATGACTATTATTAGGGCTTCGGATAATAAAGAAGTTGCTAACGTTACAGCAGACCAGTTAATTAAAACAGGCTTATCGTTTTCAGAGTATATGGAGCAGTGGAAAGAAACTAAAAACCGCCCTATAGCTAAAGAGGAGTAATATGTCTGACATTAAAAACATAAAAGACCACAAAGCCTTTGCACGTACAGACGGAAAGACTGACGCAATGTATATGGCTATATTAGAACTTATAACAACTCACGTTGAGGACGGAGCAATCAGTCCGACAGAAGCAGTAGGAGTTTTAGACTGGATTAAATCAGTTATAATTTTTACTAACACAGACTTTGATATTTAATAACCAATAAGAGGCACTACATCATGGCAACAGCAATACTAAACACCACAATTTTCGAACCAAACATGCGCAACTCTAACGGCCAAGGCGTTATACAAGTAAATAAAAATGACACTAACGTAACGCTTTATGGAAGTTTAGACGGTGTAACTTATGTTCTCATTGAAACTTTTACTGCAAGCGTTATTAAAGAAATTATACTTTGCCCGTTCTTCCGAATCAGCTCAGCAACAGATGGTACACTGGGTACATCTATTGGAAGTTCAACAGTTTTCATTGACGAAACTCGATCAGCATAAGAGGTGCCAAATGGTTAATGGAATATTAAATTCTATAATAAAAAACACAGTTACTTTAGTGCGTGTCCCCTTCGGCAATATCCTGTCTCAAGTAGCCGCATCAGCCCTTATAGATTCTACAACTGTAACAAGTGGCACTGCTAACATATTTGGAAACATTTATTCAGGGTACGGCTCAGGTTATCAAAGTTACCACGGCTCAAGAAGTCCATCCACTATCGATCTAGCTGATGGTGTTACGCACGGTGTTGAATCAATGCGTCAACATAACAACAAGTTTGAATTTTCGTTAGGGGCTAACTCATCTCAATACTCGGCTTCTCTTAATCCAGCGGGTGGTGTTACTAACTCAGACGCAGCAGCATTTAAGACAATTAAGCTGTACAACGTTACGGGTGGTGGTGCTGGAACCTTAGTGCTTACCCTTGAGAGAGAAGACATACCTTACAGTCCGTATACTAGAACAGGTTTTTATGATGGCACTACACAAAGTCTTAAATTTCCTCGATGGTATCAAACATCGGCTGAAGCAGGTGATTACTTCGCTAACCAAACAATAAGAGCAGAACTCTGGAGTTAATATGACACATTCAGTAAGAAAATTAACCAGTGTCTCTTCAGATGATATTACTCGTTTGTTTGAGAACTGTAAAAGTAAAATACTAGAAGGCACTGTACCTTTTGAAGACGCACCTACGGAAGCTGAGGCACGGGTATACTTTAGCATAGGCATCCCTAACGTCCTTGCGTTACCTCAAGGTGAAGTCTTTGGGTACTTTAAAGATGACCACCTATGCTTTATTCGTTACGCTTTAGTGACTGATGGTGTCTTAGAGCAGTCTTACTACCTAGCAGGAAACGATGCAGATGGTAGCAGGGCTTACTTGTATTCCCAAGAGTTCGCAGATGCGCTTAAAGCGTATTATCAAGCTAACTTCACAGCAGTAGACTCATGGGCAATCGCTGGTAAATCTACAGCAGCCTTTGAAGAGGGTGTACTAAAACCTAACCTATATGAAACCGAAGGAGTCGCTTACGTCAAAGAAGATTTTACTGATGAAGTGACTAATATAACTTACGAAAAACGGACGATTACTTTTTAGGAGACTTAATGAACATAGACAACATACCTATGGTACGGTTGACTTGGCAGGACGCTCAAGACAGTGATGGGGCGTGGACTGGAATAGAAGATATTGTAGCACACGAACCCGCCACTTGTCAAGAGGTAGGCTGGCTAATTCACTATGATGACAATAAAGTAATTGTAATGCGTTCAAGAATAGTCGAAGAGGACGATGAATTAAACGAGGGAGGTGCTCATATTGCAATACCTACAACATGGGTATTAAAAATAGAAGAGCTTAGAGTGCATGAAGAAACTATTAATGATAATGTTGTTGCTTATAAGTCCATACACGCAAGCGAGTGAAGCAAACGTAGGAGACTTTGGAAGTAACCAACAAGCAGAAACAATAACATCTACAACAGAAACAGTTGTAAATCAAAAGGGGACTCCAGTCACTACGGCTGTAAGCCCCTCATCACCTAGTTACAATCAAGATGTATGTGTCGTTTCAAGTGGACGGGGTGTACAGACTTTGCAAGTAGGTTTAAGTTTTGGCAAAACATCGACAGATGAAGTATGTCAACTGTTAAAACTTTCTAGACAGTTAGAAAAACTTGGCCTTAAAGTAGCCGCAACGAGTATAATGTGTAATGACCCTAGAGTCTTTCATGCTATGCTCAACGCATCCACCCCATGCCCAATACGAGGACTTATAGGAAATGAAGCAATTGAATTTTATGACAGCAATCCTGAGCATGTTCCTGATGCTCCTCTTATCCACAAACGTAAAGAGTCAGGAGAACGATTACGATATGACCGATCTCGCAAACGCTACGTCCGATATTAATTATACGATAGGCGCACAGGCTGGAGAGTTTTCACAGTGGTCACAGCAAAGCATGTTAGACGGCACTACAATTATATATAACTTACAAGACGATAAGCGTTATCATTTAACCGCTGAGCAAATGGATACTTTTAACCAAGCGTATGCAGACGGCCTAGCTAATAGCACTCCAGAGGCTCTGACAGCTGTACTACTCAACGATATGATTGATCTTGAACAAGGTACTTACAACGAAGAGAAAGACGCTTTAACGGACGCTGCAAAAGAAATAGCAACAGTAACTGAAATAGCTGATAAGCTTGTGAACGGTGATCAACAAACTAAAATCAACGCTGAGTCTTACGCAACTGAGAATGACTTGAGAGCTATTAAAGAATCTAGTCGTCAACAGTTTAACACTAGCATCACTGGGATGTTAGAAGCTAGTATTACAAAGAACATGATTGAGGGGTATGCTCAAGACTCTGTAGTCATTGATGTTATTGCTGATGCTTTCATGGCTACTAATACTGTCATGGATTTCTTTATGAACACAGCCGTATCAATTGATGAGTTGTCGGCTACCACACTTAACTTAGATTGGAATCAACATAACGTTGGTGTAGAAAGCGAAATGTATTATTTATATTCTAATGACAATTGGGAGGAGGGATTACGATGAAAGCACAAGACGTAGCTTTATGGCTTGGTATTGCAAGCTCGATAGGCGGTGCAGCAGTTGGGTATGGAACACTTACAGAAAAAGTATCGGCGTTAGAAGCTAACACCAACGCAAGTTTACTGGAATCTCGATTAACTAAACTAGAAGTGAGGATAGAAGATAATGATATATCACATATTGGTACAGAAATTCAACGGTTGCGTGGACAAATTGAAAGCACAGCTGAAAAAGTTGCAGGGATTGTTGTCCCAAGCACAAGTAAAATTGAATCAGACATTAGAGTCCTTGAGACTGAAGTTGAAACAATTGAAGGTAGACTTGAAAGCCTTGGTAGGAAAGTTGAAGCAGTAGGTAGGCCAAGGAATCCGTTATCCCACTAGAGGTTTAATATGTTTGGATTGATTACAATGTTACTATCGACCCTCGGTGCTACCGGCATGGGTTCGATGCTGAAGATGCTTGGTGGTGCTGTACAGGCCCGCAACGAAGCCAAGGAAGCTGAGGCTAAAAGAGAACTGATTCGAGATATGCAGATGAAAGGTGCTGATCTTGAGTTTCAAAAGGCTATATTCGGAGACGCAAGCAATGACCCAGAAGCAACTGTATTTACCCGTACTACTCGTAGGATTATTGCTCTTATCGGGATGCTCAACTTTGCCACAGTTTCAATTCTCTGTACCCTCTACCCAACAGTTGAACTCATCACATTCATACCACCAGAGCAAGCAAAAGAAATCAGCATCCTGTGGGGACTCTATAGAATGCCAATCGACCAAGGCATCACGACAGCCATTACGACAGGACATATTTCTCTTGTCTCAATCACCACTCTGGGAGCTATAATAGGTTTCTATTTTACTCCGGGCGGTAAAAGATAAAGCATGAGCACATAGGAGCGTAAAGCATGAGCGCAGCTAAAGAAAAAGATTCTAAGTTAAAGAACGCAGGAGTCTCAGGATATAATAAACCTAAAAGAACTCCAAGCCACAAGACTAAATCACATGTGGTTGTAGCTAAGGTGGGGGATAAAACAAAGACTATACGCTTTGGAGAACAGGGAGCGAGCACGGCAGGTAAACCAAAAGCCGGAGAGTCTGCCCGTATGAAAGCAAAACGTGCCAGCTTTAAAGCTAGACACGCTAAGAACATTGCAAAGGGGAAGATGTCTGCGGCTTACTGGGCTGACAAAGCTAAGTGGTAGCGTGGTTAAGAGCATCCAGTTCTTGCTCTAACTGACTATGTAGAGGCTGTAGCTTATCATTGCACAGCCTCAACAAAGCCCTCATCAATACGAGGTCGTCACCTTTAAAGACCTTAGACATGTCCTTGTCGGGGATGCCGCTAAGTTCAGTAACGACAACCCCTCCTTTGTCTACAAGGAGCTTGAAAGATATTAGATTCCCTTCTTGTTTATTACTCATAATGCACAACTACCAAGCATGGATTTATAAACAATAATAAAAAAGCAAGCCATTAAAAGGTTAGCCCCCCAAAACCATGTAAACATTTCAAAGGTATCTCGATTATCTTGAATGAATGCTTTGAGTTTTCTTCTCTTTGTCTTAGTCATTACATTTCCTTAAATGTTATAGCTTTAAAGCACTGGGAATAATAATCTTTAATGTCATCTCTTTCTTCCCACAGTATCATCGCAGGTATGTATACTGGCGAGATAATAAGGTGAAGCAACCCAAGAAAAAACATTTTAATCTTTGACTTCTTCATATCTCACACTGCCCCGCTACACAAGCAAGCTCTTGCGTTCCTGTAGTAGTATCCTCAGTTTCAAACTTACCAAGGTCATCCCAGTTAATAGTCTTAGGCATTAGAGCCAAGGCTTCTTTGTACGCTTCAGGCGTGATAGCTGTATACGGTGCTTGCTGATACACATGGTCTGTACGTGGTAAGAAACTAATACCTGAACAACTATCTAACCGATCCCATAACCACTGTCCTGCTGCTAAGAACTCTTCGTCCGAGTAGTAGATGGTTACACTCGGCTTATGCTCACAGTAATGGTTCTGGTAGATCTCCCATAAGTCTAACTGCTGCTGTACGTTAAGGTCATCAACGCTTGTAGATCCAGTAGGAGCTTTGATAGGGAATGAGAACACATAGTTATCATCATTCATTACATCTTTTTCCCAAGGGACTCCAGCGTCTTTGAGGAACTCTGAGATAGGATCTTTGCCGTCACTACGTACTGTCCGAATGTACTGCGGAGAGAAACGAGCATGGATACCTGACGCACTATCGACTAACTGAGAGACAGTACCTGAAGGTTTCACGGCGGTAATAGCCGTAGACTGGTTAATACCTAAACGTGTTGACCATACCTCATTAACCTCAACTGTCTTAGCTTTCAAGGCTTCTAAGATTTCAGGTAGCTCATCGTACCCTGACTGTTCAAACCATGCACCAGTCTTCTGTCTGCCTGATAAGACAGCATGATCCATAATACCTGTCATACTTACACCAAGTAAACATTCTTCTTGTGTATTCTTCTTCCAGATGTTACGAACGTAGCGGAAGTCGGTCAACGAAGACTGTAGCGTACCTAAGATAGTAGCAATCTCAGCCTTGCGTAGTAAATTCTCGAACGTATCGGTACTACGAATAACGATTTCCGACAAATTACAAACCTGTGCCGAGCGTAGGATGATCTCAGAGCAAGGGTTAGTGCCAAAGTCATGCTCAATATCTCTACGTCCATGACGAGCTGATTGCTTCTTAGCTGCCTTACGAGAGAAGATACCACGCTCACCTGCTTTAGATTTATAAAGAGCTGTCCACTCTTCTAAGAAGGTTTCGAAGTCAGGGCGCTCATCATAGACCGCACTGTTGTTAGCGAGAGCACGTTGCGTATCAGTCTCCCACCATTGACCAGACTTAGCATGACGCATACGGTCATCAGATAAGTTAGACAAACTAATAAGAGCAGAGCGACGAACGCCACCAACGACAACAATCTCAGCAATCTTGCAAACAATATCATGACATTCAATACTCGTTAGCTTACGACCGGCAGCTTTGCGGAATGTATTAATAGTAAATTGGAACAGAGCAACAAGAGGATCAGGCCCACTAGAACGCCCACCAAATGTTTTGAGTCTCTCACCCTTCGCACGTAGCTTTGAAATATCCCAACTAGGTACTTGACCCGTATACAAAAGACTAACCAACTCACGGAAAGCCTTGGCCCAACCGATTTTACTGTCGCTAACATGGATTGTAGTATCTGTTTCATTGAATTCCTCCGCCACTTCTGGCAATTTATTTACTGACTGACGTTCAACTGAGAAGCCTACACCTGTACCACACATCAGTACATATAAGATCTCATCGAACACTCTTGGATGATCTACTGCAACATAAGAACAGTTAAAGCCTGCCATGTTGTCACGATCAAGGGCTTCACCTGCTGTCATTAAGCAACGCATAGAAGGCATAACATCTAAATTATAGATAGCATCATAGATACGATCAGAAGTAGCAAGATCAATCTGTCCACGATCATACCAAAAATCTACATAGCGTTGAACTGTTTCTGCCCACGTCTCACGACGATTGTCATCTTCACGCCATCGTGCATATCGTGACTTGTGAATGTACTGCTGATATGAATCCATCATTCTAATAACTCTCTCTCTATTTGTGTTTTAAGGTTTTTGTTTTCTTTACGTCTCACAGCTTTTAGCTTGGAAGACGTTTGCACTTTATTGAATTTCTTCTTGCGGTCAAAGCGATCACGTCTCTCATCTTTTCTACTGTCGTCCATTACAAGCCCTACCAGTTAGTGTCTTCAGTGAATTCAAGTAGCTCAATCATTTTGTTGAGATACCATACAGCTTTCTTAGCGTCTTGAATAGGCTTGCCCTTACCGAACAACCTAGTACCTGTATACTTTAACACATTACCGTGGCAAAAGATAGCTGCGTGATACTCACCTAACACATCTGTAATGTAATCAATAGTCTCAATGCTACCAATAGTATAGTGCTCAGGATTATTTACTGGGTCGTCTAGTCTGAACTCTTCCAAGAACGCATCGACCGACCCTTGCCCTGCCTCGCCTGTTATATGCTTATCAACGGATTCCTCCTGTTTATAATAGTCAGGCTCTCTAAGCTCCTTCAACCTTTCCTTTTCCATATCATCAAAGCGTTGAGTCTCACTATGCACAGCGGAGTTTAAAGCATCTATAAACTCATCTATACCATCAAAGTTCTCTGGATTTATAGGCTTTAGTACATCTTCTGAGCTGTCAAAGTCGAACTTATAATATTTATTTGTCATCAAAGGTCTCTCTCTTAGTCGGGTTAATCCAGTTGTCTGGGATGGTGTCTTCACTGAACCATCGGAAGTTGTTTGCTGTAGCCCACTCTCCGTGGGATCTTTTGGTTCCATCTTTTCTTCGCTTTGCTGCTGGCATTGGGGCGTTGGGGTTAGCGAATAAAAACACCAACTCTGTGTCTGAGGGCAATACTTTGGCAACCCAGATATATTTAGTGTACTCTGCGAAGTCCCAAAATCTACCTTTGGCCTCCAGTAATATTTTCTTTCCATCTATCTCCCTCAAAAAGTCTGGTTCATATTTATGATCTATTGTATAAGATACCGTGTCTGTATGGAACGACCAGTCATCTAAGATCCCTTGGTGTAACTCACATTCCCAGTTAGAGTCATAACCTTTCGGTACATCCTTCTCCTTGGGTCGGGCTACTCTAGGTTTTCGGTAGCCACGTTTCATCTTAGTAAATTTATTAATGGATAGATCCCCTCTTAGCAGCTAACACATGCTCTAACTTTAATAGTAGGTCAGCTAAGTAACCATCGTCTACGTCAGCGGTGGTTCGATCAGGGCGTTCAAGTAGCCACATGCCTACACCAATTAACATGTCCTCGGCGCTAAGATCTTTCTTATTTAGTTTCATCTATATCACCTACTGTTATTGACTGAATGTCTGTTGATGGGTCACGCTTTAAAATCTTCTTAATCTTCTTAGCTACCCATCGAGGATGGAAAGCATTTAAACG